TCTGTGAGATACTCTATCAAGATTGATAGTAGGACCATCAGGATGACCGAGTTCACCTAACGCACGTTTAGTTTTTACATATTCCTCATTGTATCTCTCAACCTCACGGTTAAGAACTTCAAAGGGATATCTGCGACCATTGCGGTTTGTTAGTTCTGATTGAAGAAAGACACCTTCGATGTATAGAAGTTTCTTTCCGTTTTTTTCCTCGGTAAGGACTTTAACGTCTTCAATCTGTTCCGTTATCAGTTTCATCGGTTTCTGTTTCTGTTGGTTCATCAAAGAATGTCTTCGCTACAATCTGTTTGTAGTCGGTCATAGCATCAGATGCTTTTGCATACAAAAGATCTTGAATTGCGTCAATAGCAGAAGAGCGATCATTGTTGGAAATTTTTCCAACGATGTCAACTTCTCCTTGATATGAATTTACTTCAGATGTCATGATTTAATCATCAAATATAAGGTTATTTATCAGATCCTGATTGTTTAGACGCGGAACTCATTTTTTTAAGTTCTCTTTCCAAATTTGCATCAGCAGAATCTGCTTCTCTTTCCGCAGAATCTTGTGCTTGAATTTCTCCAATTTCTGGAGCAAAAGCAGAATTTTGTTGCGTCATTTGCTCCATAGAATTAACGTCTTTCGGATCCATTACTAGACCCTGTTCAATTTCTTTGTTTATCTGTTTATCAAGTTCTTTATAGTCAGCTTCTTTTTGACCAAGAACATGACGACGAACATACTCGATAGAGAAGTATTTACCTACAAATGGATCCATTTGAGTAACGATACCAACTCTTTGAGTCATCATTTCAATCTCTTTTAATTCATTAAAATGATTATCAAATAAGAAGTCATATTGAATATGTTCCTTCATATCTTCCCAATCTTCAGGAGTAATTACTCCCTTAAGAATGAGTTGAGTTTTGAGCATGTCGTGAAACAATTCTCCAAATCTCTTGCGGAGACGACCAATGAACTTCGTGAACTTAAGTTCGTCACGGAGGACTTCAGTGGTTTTACCGAGATTAAATCCTTTGTTATCGTCTGTGAGACGAGAAGGGGGAAGATTGAGAGAGTTATAGAGTTTCTTTTTAAAATACTCAACGTCCTTAAGTTCGCCAAGGTTCTGTCCTCCAGGCAGCGTAGTAATTTCAGTACCACGTCCACCCTCTCTACGAGGTAACCAGAAATCCTCTAGCATACTCATGTGCTTTTTGTCGTCACGCATCTCACCAGTGTTTGCGTCATACACTAGCTTGTTACGATAGCGACTCATAACATCACGAAGATATTGTTCCGCTTTTACCTTTGGTAGATTACCTACATCAATGTAGAAAATTCTACGTTCAGGAGCACGAGACAATCTGTAAATAACAATTGAATCTTCAATCATTCTTAATTGATTGAGAGTCTTAATTGCTTTGTGTAAGAAACTCAACGTCATTCTTTTGTTGAGATCTTGTAATCCAGATGGACAATATGCAATAGAATCTACTGCCATCTTTACACCTTGGGACAATGACATGTCTCCAATCGGTCCCATTGTGCCACCTTTATAAAATCCTTTTGGATTGTAAAGATAGTAATCGACAAACGTTCCATATTCATACTCAAGCGCAGTCCCTTTAATTGCCTGACGCGATAGAGAATCTTTTGGAGTATTGTCAATTTTTTGACGGATCTTCTTGATCTTCATTGGATCAATATAACGAAGTTCCGTAATTCCTTTTTTGGGGTTATCTAAATCGATAACTTTATGATAAAATAATCTTCCATCAATATACCAATTACGAATAATTTCGTGTGCTCTGTGATCAAAATTTAAAAGTCGTTTGAGATATTCAAACTCATCTCTAATTTTTTTCTTTACTCCAGCACCAATTTCTAAATTTGATAAATCAATTTGAACTGGTGTGTCGTGGGCATCACTTACAACAAATTCGTTTACAACTTCATCAACAGCACTATCCACTTCTGGATGTAATGCCATATCACGATAACGACGAATTAATTCAAACTCATTACGAGCTTGATTCTCCGTGTCCACATACGTTCCATAGTACCCACCAGCGGCAACCGCGATAGGTTCATCAGCAGAAGGAGGGACAGGGGATTGCCCCTTCTGTCCCTCCTTTCTATTAATTTGGAAGCCAAATAGTTGACTCATGATTAAAATACAATAGTTGGACCTTCAACTATTTATCACTTATCTACTGTGAGGTCTCCGCTCTCAACTTTCCAGTACTGTAACTGGAACTCAACAGTGAAATCTTCGATCTGATCGTTTGCATCATACGAAAGATCGATTTGAGAAACACTGGTTGGGAAAGCACCGTAAATGGTGTACTCTCTAATAACACTACTAGTCTCATCTCTTTCCAACTGCTTACACTTAAGGTCAGCAGTATAACCAGCAGACTGGTTAGGAACAAAGAGTTCAGAATAGTTGCCCTCATGTGCATTGATTGCTTCCAACCAACGCTCCATGTAACCACGGATTTTGAAGTCTCTATCGTTGATGAAAGTTACAGTCCAAGTATCGAAGGTACGGTCGCCTGCAATCTTGACAGTTCTTCCACGGAAAGGAACATCAATAACACCTAGATTAGATGCTGGAAGTGCAGCAGACTTGCAAAGCATGTCTACCAGTTCTTTTTCTTCGCCAGTTGGGGCATCTGGGTGACCAGCAGGGAAGTTAATGTCAACCAAGAATAGATTTGGTTTTACACCCTGCTGAATCTTACCGAGAAACTGACTTACACTACTTGTGATCGCCATTTGAATTTACTCCTGTTTATTTTTGCGTTACGTTTTAATTATCTACCAACTACTTCACTGAAGGAAACTCCAGTCTTCGTTGCAGTAAAGGTAACTGTTACGTAGTTAATGGAGCGTGTTGGTTTAATATAGATTTCAGCAACAAACTCGTTCCTGTCAACAACATCTGGGGTATTATTAGACTCGTCGCAAACTACGAGATAGTCCGTAACACCTCTTCTTGCTTGAACTTCGTTCATGTAAGAATTGACTGCGCTTGAGAACAGAGCACGGGTTGTGGTGTCATTGAGTTCAAAAAGAACTCCTTTTGCCAGAGTTTCGACTCTCTTCTCAATGTTGAGGAAGAGGCGACGAACGTTGATTCTGTCAAAAGCAGAAGGTGAAGATAGAGCAGTTTTATCACCGAACAGAACTGTTCCTGTTCCAGGAAGAGTAATGACTGGGTTAATTCTAACCTGATAAAGTTCGTCTCTATCTGCCTTGGTTGGGTTGTATGCAAGTTTAATTGCATTTCTGATTGCACCTCTGTTTAGACCTGCTGGTGAGAACCAGTCGTCTAGAGTTGCAGAAGTTGCAACGCAAAGACCTGCAACATCAGCGTTGCAAGGTAACCAACGATACTTATCGTTGAAGCGATCATAGAAATACTTGTAACCACTATCAAATACAGCGTAAGATGTAGATGCTAGTTGATTAAAGAAGTTGATCGTATTTACTTTCTGCTGTGCAGTTGTTAGTGCAGCGGAAGTTCCAACTTGGTTTCCTTTGTGTGGCGAAACAAATGCTACACAATCTTTTCTTCCAGATGCAATCGCGATAACTTTTTGTGCTTTCGCAACAGTATCAGTTTCGGTTGCCATTGATCCGCCCATGAGGACGAAATTTACAGCGGAAGTTTCAGAGTCACCAAATAGATCGTATCCAGCTCCAACTTCACCTGAAGTGTAAGCATAGTCATCAGTACCACCAGAAAGATCTGTTTCTAGTGACATACCGAGAAGATGCTTATCTCCAGAAGATAGAGCAGATGATGCTTGGTTCCATGCAACACCAGATCCAGTGGATGCTGGTTCTTGAGATACAGTTGGAGCAGCACCGTGGAAGATGTAAGAAGATTCTGAATTAATTACTTCTTTGAAGTAAATTGAACCACCTTCATCACTCTTTGCATCAGACAATTTCGAGAGATAAGTAAGTCTCTCAACAATTGTATTTGCGGCACCAGAGACATCTCCAGTGGTATCGATTACTGCAATGTGTACTTCGTCGTATGAAATTCCTCTTGATGCAGCGAATGAAGAGGTGCCAGGACGTGGGGCGATAGCACCGAGAGTTAAACCAGTGCTTCCAATAGTTGTAGTCGTGTACCAATCAGCAACTGAAGAAACTGCTAGGTCAGTAGCACCATCTTCAAATTCATCAGCAGTTGTGATTAGTCTAGTTGGGTCATCGAGGATAACTGTTAATTCAGCACCACTGATAGCGACTAGTTCTGCATTAGCAGTACCGCCACCAGATAGATTGAATACAACCTGATCACCTGCAGAAGGTGAAGTGGTAGGTGCAGAAGCGAGGGTGATTACTTGATCAGCACCCCTGTCTACAATAACTACCTTAAGTGAATTACCGTGAGATCCTGCAGATCTTGCTGCTAAAACTTTAGCTGATCCTACTCCTGATTCCCATGCAGTTTCATTAGCGATTAGTAAGCCACCACCATTAGCAGCGTTTTGTACACCAGTTTCTGCACGAACTACAGCGAGTCTTCCGCCATAGTTTAGGAATTCAGATGCAACCAACCAATCTTCTGCATTAGAATCTACGGGACGACCAAATGTTGCGATGAGCTCACGCTCGGATGCAATGGTGGTAATCTCACCAATTGGTCCTTTTGCAAAGGTGGAGGCAAAAGCAGCGGTTACTTCTTGTGCGCCGACAACGACAGCATTGGAGAGTTCGCGCTCCTTAAGGACTACACCAGGCGAGACTTGACTTGCCATGTTTTTCTCCTTTAGATATTTCCGAATTATCTAAATCTATTTAGATTTTCGGACTCTTCAAAGGTGGTGAACTGTGCATGAACTACCAATCTGGATAACCCCAATCAACAAATGGATCTCTCTTTTTCCTAGACTCCATCACCCTTTCAACAGTACATTCTTT